AAATCAACAGGTTAGTGGACCGTGATCTCTTCTTCAGTGTAATCGTTAAGCTTTTCCCTGTCGACGTCGTAGTGCATTTCCATCATTACAAGGAAAGCTTCTTTCTTGACCCCTGATCCTTGGGCCGTGGCGCACAGCATATTAGTCAAGACGCACATCAGCTCGCTAGGGCCAATGTCGAGAGTATTTTCCATCTCTTCGACGACGGCCCACATTTCGTCGTACATCGCAACCACCAATTGGCTGAAATCTTCAATAGTCTTCAACGACCGTCTCCCGTAAAATTGCGTCTTCCCAATGCCTGCAGCTAAAACAATACCAACCTCGTCGCACGGGTACCAATTCTTTTTTGGCGTTCTCGTCGTGCCCGATTATCTGCCCCATTGTCTCGCCGCAGGGGCAGGGCTTGGTGCTTAGGTCTTCACTATCCATAGTTCACCGGCTCCACTCTATACTTGCCGACAATGCCATGCTTAGCCTCGACGAGGCGCACGAAGTCCTTGGCGAACAGTGGCGCGGGCTTGATGTGTTTGGCTGCGTCCATGTAGATCTGCAGTATCTGGTCCTCATCGAGAGGCTTTTGACTTAGTAGGTAAGCCTTTATTCGTTTGATCATTAGCGTAACCTCTCGTGGATTTCCCCAATGATATCTCCGTCGTCAACCACCTTCTTTTGCAGCCACTCAGCAGGCCTTCCACGGCGGTCTAGGACGACGTAATCGACTTCCGAATACCCGTAGTACTCAAGATCACTGTGGCACTGGTGCGGGTCTAAAGAGACCGGAGGCGTGTAGTCGTAAGCAAGCACTCCGATCTGGCAGGGAATGCCTGCTACCCTGTAGTCAAATTGCAATACGAAATCAGACATCGACCACCCCCTTGTTCTTTAGCTCTTGCTTGGCTTTGCCTGCAACCTCTTCGCGGCTGTACCCGAAGAACGTGTGCTTGCTCTTGCCTATGGTGACCATAGATTTATACCAATTAGGCCCTATTCGATAAACTGTCACGTCATTCTCCTGTTTGATCGGTTTCGTCTTCAAGTCTAAATACCTCCGCCTCGTCGAGCATGGATAGCACGTCGACCTTTCGTTTGCGCCCGGTTGGCCCTCTCACTTTGATATTCACTGCCACGATGTCCACCTGTTCAGGCAGGCCGAACTCTGCAGGCAGAATCTCGTAGACGACTTCAACGGGCAAGCTTAATGAGCTGGTTAACGTATTTTTCATTTTTGTATTCCTCCTCTAGCGCGTAGGCTTTTTCAGGGTCACTCTGCCGCAAAAGCTCGATGAAATGATCCGTGATCAGCGTCGCTGTAATCTTGCTCAATGGCGCCTCGTAATACTCCCCCAGCTCACGCAGCATCGCGTAATTCTCAGCCCGCATGCTAATGTTGACCCACGGAGTTTCGCGCTGTGATGGGGAGGGAGGGGCCACGTAGCCCTTTGGTCTTTTCTTGGGGCGCTTGATCTTGCGCCGCACGTACACGCCTGTTGGCATAATTTTCTCCTTTCTGGTTAAAAGTATATCAGTCTACACTAATCTGATATACGTAGCTACTTGGCTTGACCCCAACTTGGCCCAACCTCAACGTCTACCTTGCTTGGCACGGAAAGCTCCACCGCTTCACGCATGATCTTAGCGGCCTCCTCGGCCTCTTCACGGCTCTTTACCGACAAAGCTATCTCATCATGCACCTGCAGCATAATGTTGAACCCTGCCTTGTGTAGGGCAAGCATGGCGCTCTTGCACTGATCCGCAGCCGATCCTTGGATTAATTTATTGGTGCCCTTGTACGTCATCGCCCGGCGGATGTGCGTTCCGTATTTAGCGGCAGCCTCTTCGTACGGCAGGGCCTTGTTGATACCCCACGCCATTGGCTCCCATAAAGGAAAGCGACACTTGCGTCCGAGCAGTGTTCTGATCGAACCGCCAGAGGCAGGGTACTCGATGCGCTTCTGCACCGCGCCGATTGTGGACTTCAAAAAAGGAACCTTCGCGTGGAATGTCTGAATAAGCTCTTTGGCTTCGTCATCGTGCATGTCAAGCTCTAGCGCGAGCTTCTTAACGCCCATGCCGTAGATCAACCCAAGACCAATTGTTTTTGCCTGCTTGCGACTAATACCTGCGATGTCTGCGACCATCTGGTGGAAATCTGTATCAGGATTCTCCTGATACGCGTCCGCCATTTTCTCGGCGCCATCCAACTTAAGCAGGCGGGCATAGTGGACCAGTAACCTCGGCTCCTGACTCGAGAAATCGTTTGCCGCCCAGAGTTCGCCCTCCTCTGGCAAGAACAGACTGCGGACCATCGGACCGATAACGGGGTGACGTGCAGGCACCTGCTGCAAATTCGGTTGGTTCATTGACAGTCGTCCGGTAACCGTGCCGCCGCCCTCACCGCGCAGTTGATTTATGTGCGAATGAATTCGCCCGGTCGCCTCACTGGCGTCTAGATACGGCTGCAAAAAAGTGTTGTGGGTCTTATTTATCTCGCGCACCTCGACAATGGCCTTGGCAATCGGGTGCTCGCAACCTTCGAGGAAAGACTTAGTAAAACTTGGCGCGCCTTTATCTGTCTTCGGATATGCAACATTTAACCTATCAAACGCCTTAGCAATACTTGCCGCCGCCCACATGTCGACAGGTACGCCTGCCTCCTTGCGGATGTAGGCCATCATCTTCTTCTCTTTCTTCTTAAGCTCTTCGGTAAGCTCTATTGCTTTTTCCCTATCAAAGCGAATGCCCTTGAGTGTCATGCCTACAAGCACCGGCAGCATCTCAGTTTCCAATTTAAAAATAGACTCGACTTCCTCCTGCCTGAGCAGCGTCTCGAGATGATGCCAAAGTTTAAGTGTAAGCGCTGCATCCTGCTCTCCGTAGCTGCCTACAAAATTTGCGGGAAGCTTCCATAATTCTTTCTTCGGATGAACACCAAAGTCTGCAGCCGCCTGCTTCAACGCCACCTCGCTCTTCACTTCCTTTAGCATGTCGAAGCCGAGAGAGTTGAGCGCGTAGCTGTAACGGTTTTCGTCAACTAGGCCTGCAGCAATCATCGTGTCGATAATCTTACCACTGACCTCGAACCCTGACGCAAGCAACCAACCCAAGTCGTAGGCAGCATTGTGCATAACCTTAGGGCAGGGCAGCTTTAAAATGTCCGTGATCCACGCCTCGACCACTCTTTTATCTAGGTTGCCGCCGCCGCCGTGCGCGATGGGATAATAACCGCACCACCCGTCAACTGCTACTGCGTAACCGACAATGAACCCGTCGTTGCGCGGCCATCCCGGCCCAAACTTTTCTAGGTTTGGATCGCAGGTCTCAAGGTCGATGGCAATCTCTTTTGCCTCCGACAGGTCAGGGAAATTCTGCGGCGGTAGCCACTCACTGCTCTGGGGAAATAATGATCCAGTCTTATTCAAAATCTAAACCCTCGCTCTTCATTCTTAGGTAGCACAATATGCAATGACTGCCTCGTGCGCGTGACGCCCACATAGAGCAATCGATTTATGTCATCGGCGTTCTTTGCATAATCTTTTGCAAACTTTTGCGAAAGATCCGTGAGCAGCAAAACATTGTCCGCCTCTCCGCCCTTAGCTCCGTGGATCGTGGACAGTTCTATCGCAGGCTTCACGCCTAACTTCGCACCGCGCCGCAACACAGCGATTAGGTAGTCACGCTTGTCTTCGCCGATCTTGGTCAGCGCTTCGTGCCAAATTGCGTCGGTGAGAAGGCCTTGGTTCGCCTTGAGTTCGGCCATGTCGTACAGGCCCTCGGGGTCGGCATGCCTTAGTGACTTAAACCCGCGCTTGATAGAGGAAGCAGGCAGGTGCTTATAGACTTGTCGCAGCACGTCGTAGCCAATCGACTGGCCCCTGCGTAACCTTTCCCAACCAACGACCGAGGTCACCACCGAATCGGCGATGCTCCGTTGGCCTTGTCGCTCGAAGAGCAGGCCTTGGTTCTTAATCCAAGTATGTACCTCGTTGAGTATGTAATTAGTAGAAGCCATAATCAGCCACTCGCCCTTGCTGATATCCACATGCTCGAACTGAGTGTAATAATTTATCTCGCCCTGCTCTTGTCGCGGCGCCCAGATTTTTCCCTGCCTGTTCTGTATTCGCTTAACGATAGAGTTTGCAAGGAAGTGGACCTTAGCCGGTACGCGATAAGACTGCTCGAGAATCTTTACCTCACCCTCACAGGTCAGAAAGCTTTCAACATCAGCGCCGGACCACGTGTATATCGCTTGGTCATCATCGCCTGCAATAAAGGTGCGGTCAGCCTTCTCTGATAAAGCCATAACCAATTTCCACTGCAGGCGGGATAGGTCTTGCGCCTCGTCGACAATCAGCACCTCGAGTGCGGGCAGGCGTTCGTCCTGCTCTATCAGCCTCTCGAGCAGATCCGTAAAATCCATCAGCATGTGCGCCGCTTTGAACTTGCGGTAGGCACGCTCGACAAACTCAAAGTAGAACCACTCGATGTCCATGTTGCTGCGGTTATAATGCGTCCGCAGGTCGATGCCGCGAATGCGTGCGATGTTTATCTCGTTAAGAATAGCGTTGTCCGCGCGCACGATGTACTCGTCGCCTTCCAGCGAGGTTGATACCTCTAGTCCGGCTTCCTTAGCGAACGTCGCGTAATCCTCGGCAGACATCAGGTCCTTGGCCCCTGCCCCGAGGCAGTGGTAGGCAAGGCTATGTAGCGTGCGGAACCACGGGAAGTCCGTCTCGGCGTTAAGGGCACGGAACTTCTGGATCGCTCGGTCACGAGCCTCGCCCGCCGCCTTGCGAGTAAACGAGAAATACCCAATCTGGCTCGACAGGGTATCCTCGGAAAGTTCTTTCTCCACTACATTGAGCAGAAACGTGGTCTTGCCAGAGCCGGGTGGGCCAAACACTTTAGTAATCATCAGAAGGGCACCGAATTGTTGTGGACAGGAGTTTCAAATGGCGAGTCCTGACTTTCAAAAACAGGAAGCTTCCAGACCCTAGCCGTGCGGCCCTTAAGGTATATGCTGCTAGGCTCTCCACCTAACTCGCGTAACCGCTGAGCCATCTTAGGCGCTGACAGCGCGCCGAAGTTGTTGCGCTTTAAATGTGCTTCTAGGTCCTTGATCCTCAAATAACAAACCCCGTTCGCTTCGTCGGTCCAGACGCGGCCCATTAAAATCTCGTCGCGGTCCATCGCCTGCTGCAGGTGAGTCGTAAACTCTTCAACAAGATCGGCGAACCGGCCGGTGATTGTGGTGTCCTCACTTGCCTCGGTGATGGCCTGCATCTCTACCATCTCGCTCAGCAGCTCGTTGATAAGAGCTTCCCAGTCAGGCTTTTTGACTGTCGGCGGCAGTACGTTTAGCCGTTCCATGCAGGCCTTCTGGAAAAACATCTGGTTAAAAAGACTTTCGGTCTCAAGCTCGATACGCTTACCGTTGACATCTAGGAACCACAACGGCGGCTCGCTCGCGTACTTACTCAGTGACGTGAGCTGCGGGCTGTCCGGTCCATCGCCACCAATGCCATGCTTGCGCTGCCTACACAAAGTAGGATTGCAGAATGATTTTATCGGGTCATCCTTGCATTTGTAGCGGTATTCTTTTTTCTCGAGCTGCTTCTGAATCAGCAAGATTTCCTGCAAAGCAAGGGGCGGATTAAAATACTTTTGGTTGTACTCCATCAGCTTGTCTTCCCATCCAACAGGGAAAGCCTTCTTCAGATAGATTCCCAGAGAGAACATGCCGTTGTTCCGTGAGCCCTCGGGAAAGCCCTGCGAGCAGAGGGCCTGTAGGCATGGCGGTCCATCCTTGACAGGTGTATCGGGTTTCTCAGGCGCCTTAGGCATGACCAAAGCGTCTTGGACGTTGGCTGCGTAGATGGCAAAGAACTCCTCTAGCGTTGCACTGTTCCCGTCTTCCTTAAGTGCATAGCGCAGGCTTTTCTCACCGCCGAAGTAAGGCAGGTTAAGGTAGTTGCCGGTGTCGCCACGCTCGACTAGGATTTCAGATTGCTTAGGAAATATCTCCCGCCCTGCCTCACCAAGTAAACTACCGCATGCAGTCAGATACTTTTGCATATCACCGGCAGGCACAGGTGTCTTCGTGAAACAGTAGACGTGCGCGCCACCTGACTTACTGCGAAACGTGACTAGCGGCAGCCCAAGCTTTTTAATTTTCTCGATCAGCGCCTGCAGGTCTAGCGGGTACTGGTCGATGTCTATCGCGCCCCACGTACAGCTATTGTCGGCGCGTATTGGAATGATTCCGAGTGACGGATCTATGCCGTCGAAGTGGCGCTGCCACAGGTCCTTGGTCGGCGGTTTGCGTACCACGAGCGCCTGACCAGTGCTCTTGCCCTTTGCATTAGGCTCGCCAGAGATTCGATAGGTCCCGTACGCACAGTCGAGTCCTTCGAAGATGGCCATGAATTTTTCTAGCTTTTCCATTCTTCTTTCTCGGGTAAAGGCCGGAGGGTTGCCCCTCCGGCGTTAGACTTAAAAGTGGCTGTGTGACTGCTCGCCTCCGGCATCAGGCTTACTTTCATCCTGATGCTTCGCTTTTACGTCCCCCGCGCTAATGCTTTCCGCGAACTGCTTCGCCTGTGCATAAGTGTCGGCGTCTTTAACGTCACCGACCCGCTCGCAATTCCAACCATGCCACTTACCCTTAGCATTCTCTTGGCTAACGACAGTGAGTCGATAAACTTGAGAGTACATGGGAGGAGTGAATAGGCCGTTTTTGCCCTGCATCTTCACCGACATCATCATTGAATTCCACTTGCGGCTAAGCTTTAGCTGCGTAGATTTCATTACGATAAGGGCTGGACTAGCGACACCCTTCTCGTCGAGCACTTGCACGTAATGATTTGCAGTATTCTCGATGTAGCTTCCCGTGTCGGTATAGTCACGGTTATCGCCCTGCTCCCTGTGCGTGCGGCTCAAGATGTCGCTCGTCGCAGGGTAAATATTCAGCGGTGCGCCACTTCCTGATCCACGCGGTGCCCACTCTATGTACTGCCGGACATAGCTGCAAGGAATTACTTCGATGCCTTTCTTGCCGTCAAACAATTCGCCGGTGACCGAGTTGTAAAGCATGCCGGGGCTTGCTCCATCAACCTCACCAATCTCTGGCGACATGTTTGTTAGGATTCGCAGGAACGGTAAGGCAAAGTCGTCCTGATTCATTTCCTCAAAACCGCTTTGTGCGTCGCCTTCAAAGTTCATTGCGACCGCCACTGCGGTGTTACCTACTACTGCTTCTGATTTAGCCATTTTTCGTTTTCCTTTTGTCTTTAAGATTTAATGATTGCTTTTTGGCCTGCGTAAGCACCAAACAGATCGCTCGGGAAATCGTTACCGCGCTCGGTCTGCTCTCGAACAAATGCCTTAAGAGTCATCGGTTCTATCTTCTCAGCTTGCTCGGCCGGATAGCCTTGCTCACCAAGTAGATTCAGTAGACGGCTGCAAAGCTCGTCTTCGCCTCGTCCAAATCGGATCGAGACAGTATTCTTAATGATGTCGTCCATGCCGTGATCACGCAGCCATTGGAATGCCTCGGCCTTGCGAGCAGCAGAAATACTTGCTGAGTAAAATGCCTTCAGCTCGATTCTACTACCGTCTTCCATAATGAAACCCTGCATGCCGACTTGGGCTAAAGCTTCTGGGATGGACTGCTCGGTCAATTTTCTAAGTTGGTCCTTTCTCTCTTTCATGACCACTTCTAGGTCGTCGACTTCTTTCTCCAGCTCTTTAGCTCTTTTTGCTAATCCTGCAATCCCTTCGATATCATCATCCTGCAGCTTCAGAGCGTCTGCATCTTTTTCAAAATCAATCATCGCTGTCTCTCCTGTGTGGAAATAAATCGATTTGGATAGGTAAGTACCGGCGCTCCTGCTTGTCCCACTTAAGCGCTTTGTACCGACCAGAGTTCTTAGCGGCAGCAACTGCAGCTAAAATACTAATGGCGGTGGGGTCACCAATAAACAAGAGGTAGTCGTCGTCGCAGAAATCTTCTAGCGCCCGTTTGACTCTTTGTACAGTCGGACCGGACGAGAAAATAACCTGCGCTTGGTTCGGTGGCAGAACAATTTCGATGTCACCGAAATCTGCTGCCGGAATAATATTATGTTTCTGGGTCTCAGAAACAACAAAAACTTTTGCCACTTTCATTCTCCTTTCTGGGTTGTTTTGCAATTGCGAGCCGCTATGATACACTGCGTACGCCTATCGGTGTCAACCGAAAAGCAAACCTAGAAAGGAGAATACCTGTGGAAAACTTGTGGATTGATCGCTATCGGTTTAAAAATCAACCGTTTGCACATCAAAAAATATATTTAGAACAGTTCTGGAAAAGACCTGTAGCTGCCTTGTTTGCGGATATGGGTACTGGTAAATCATTCATGGTCATTAACAATCTGGCTATGCTTTACGACGTGGGCAAAATAAATTCAGCGCTGATAATAGCGCCCAAAGGGGTCTATCGGAACTGGGTAGACGAAGAATTGCCCAAGCATTTGCCTGACCACGTGGTTCATCGCACGGCGCTTTGGACCCCTAACCCGCGCAAGGCTGAGAAGGCTGAACTCGAGGATTTATGGGAGGTTACCGAAGACCTGAAGATACTGGTAATGAACGTCGAGGCGCTGTCGACCGCTAAAGGGTTCGAGTACGCCAAACGATTTGCGATGTACACCAAGTGCTTCATGGCAATCGACGAGAGCACAACGATCAAGACGCCGACGGCAAAGCGTGCCAAGAACGTCCTGAAGGTGGGCGAGCAGGCCATCTATAGACGGATCATGACAGGCTCGCCTGTGACGCGCAGCCCGATGGACCTGTATCAGCAGTGTGCCTTTCTGTCAGAGGAATGCCTCGATGCCCCTAGCTTTTACTCGTTTCGAGCACGCTACGCGATTCTCGTTGAGAAGCACATGGGCTCTCACAGCTTCAAGAAGATCGTCGGCTACCGAAAGCTTGATGAGCTGAAAGAGAAGTTGGACCGGTTCAGCTACCGCGTAACCAAGGAGGAGTGTCTGGACCTACCGCCCAAGGTGTTTATCAAGCGAGAGGTAGAGTTGACCAAAGAGCAGCGCAAGGCCTACAACGAGATGTCCACGCTTGCTTTGGCCCTCTTTGATCAAGGCATGACGACCACGGTAAATGCCCTAACTCAGCTCATGCGCCTGCACCAGATAACCTGCGGCCACAGCAAGCTCGACGATGGGACTGAGATCAATATCCCAACGAACCGCGTTGCCGAGATGATGTCCGTGGTCGAAGAAACGTCGGACAAGGTAATTATTTGGGCCAACTATCGCCACGACATCGAGGCCATCAAGATTGCTCTATCAAAAGAGTACGGCATGAATGCGGTGGGCACGTACTACGGCGACACCGACGACGAGGAGCGCAGGCGCGTGGTCCGTGAATTTCAAGACCCCGACAGCGAGCTGAGGTTCTTTGTTGGCAACCCAAGGACCGGCGGGTACGGACTTACGCTCACAGCAGCGAGCACAGTTGTGTACTTTAGTAACAGTTTCGACCTTGAGGTCCGGCTGCAGTCCGAGGACCGCGCTCACCGCATTGGGCAAACTAAGTCGGTGACCTACGTGGATTTAATGGTGCCCGACACCGTCGACGAGAAAATAGTCAAAGCCCTGCGTTCCAAAATTGACATAGCCAACGAGGTGCTTGGCGAGGAGATGAAGAATTGGTTGATTTAATACCCCTGCGAAAAAAGTTTAAATACATCTCACTGCAACGTCAGGACTTGCCCGAGGGCCGACGGTACATCTACGGCGAGCAGAAACTGCCAAGCGTGACGACGATCTTGTCGGCCACTAAGGCAGATAAAGGGGGCCTTGATGCGTGGGTCGCGCGCGTCGGAGAAGTGGAGGCGGATCGCATAAAGAACGAGGCGGCACTGGTCGGCACCTATCTGCACGAGGTCATTGAACGAATGGTCGCCTATCGAGACCTGCCCCGTCCGACAAACTGGGAGATGTGCAAGGGCTACGAGCTCGGCTACAAAATCATCAACACCTACTTTCACAACGTCAATGAAATCTGGGGCTCTGAGGTTTCTCTGTTTTATCCGGAGAAGTATGCGGGGACGACTGATCTTGTCGGCGTCTATCGAGACAAGCCTGCCATCATCGACTTCAAGCAAAGCAACAAACCAAAGAAGCGCCAGTGGATCGAGGATTACTTTTGTCAGTTGGCGGCCTACGCTTTAGCGCACGATGAAATGCACGGCACTAAGATAGACAACGCGGTGGTGCTGATGGCGGTTCGATCAGACGGCAGCACTGCGGAGTTCTCCACCGCAGGCCGCGAGTTTCAAGGCTATAAGGACATGTGGATGCGTCGAGTTGACGAGTTCCACATGTCCTTAGCCAAAGGGGAATAGCTGCTCAAGCATGTCCCTGCTGCTTTGACCCGTAGGTCCTTGGGCCACGGCAGGTGCGGCGGGAGCCGGTTGCTCTGAACCAAGGCCGGGCACGCCACGGGTCTGCGGTGCGCTAGGCATGACTCGAGCCTGAGGTGGCGCGGCAGGCTCTTCGATTGGGGCTTCAACTGGGAACTCTTGTTCCCCTGCGGCCGCACGTGCTGATTGAAATGCGCTTAAGATGAACTGCTCAGCAGAACTTGGAGGCAGGCCTACCGATTCCATAAATTGAACAAATGGTTTTGTTGCCGCCAAAGCCTTAACCGTCTGCTGTTCTTGGGCCGTTCCTGCTTGTTTGACTGCATTAACAAATTGAGGTGAGGCAATTAATCTATCTAATGCCGCACTGGTTGTCTCCTTCATTCCTCTGCCGCCAACTATCGCTGACGTAATGCCTGCAGCTATGCCCCAACCCCCCAATCCTACCGTTGCTCCTGCAGCTTCTATTGGAATACCCACTGCAGTGCGCTTCCCTACCTCGTAAAGGCGGGCTAATAACCTGTCCCCCTCTTCTAAACCCTTTTGAATAGGTCGTCCTGTTCGCACTCTTTGGTCAGTGGATAACTTCACTGCCTTTGAGACACGGTAAAGGTCGAATAACTGGCGCCTACTGCCCTCTGGCAGGTATTTAAACATGGTGTTCATGGCTACGCGATTACGGAGCAGCCCTTCAAACCATAATTTATAGCTATTGAAATTTAACGCCCCGTCTGCCGTAGCTTTGCCAAATGCTCCCACTAATCCAGAAGTTACTACGCGCTCACGCATTTCTTCCGGCACATTATTTATTAACCGTACTATTGTGTCCGAGTCGCCCTTGGCTAACTGTTTTATGCTGTTGTTTATGTTGTCAACCATCGACATCGAAAGCTGTTTCCCAAACAACGAGATCATGTCGCTTTCAAGCCCAACTATAAGTCTAGTGGTTGCTTTAGCAGCATCGTATAACTCTTGTTTCCCTGCTTGAGCGGCAATGGCTGCAACATCAGAATCTAGGATTCCGTACAACAACTTGGCCATCCCAGTGTCTGCGTTAGCCCCTAACTCACCCTGTGACCTTGCAGCTTTGCCCACGGTGCGCCTAACATCGTCTATTAGGGTATACGTGGGGTCGTCAATTGAAACTAAGATTTTTTGCCCGCCCGCTCTCCCGTAAACTTCTCTAGGCATTAATTTATTGTAGACATACTGCTCTAAGTTAGATAAATCACTAACCTCGCCACCAACTTTTTGAATCCTTTCCTCTAAGTGGGCAATAATTTTAGATGGGTTAAAACGGATAGATTCGCCAACCCCTTTTCTGAGGTTAGTCCATTGGCTTGTCTCAGCGGGGCCTAATTCATCTAACGTAGTACGCATTGTTTGGCGTACTTGTTGGTTTACCCTGCTTAAATCTGTTGTTCCTCCAAGCTCTTCGACTAAATCCAACGCTCTTTGGCCAACTTTCTGCAGGCCCTGTGTTTCAGCAGCTCCTACGGAAGAAGGTTTTACAGATTTTGCAATTTGAGCAATCTCCCTAAAGCCTTGGTCTGTGGTGTAATGGTCAGGCTGCAGGAAATCTTCAATACCTAAGCGCTGTGCAGCAGCAAGTACTTTTTCATCAGGCGCGGCCATTTCTGCCATTAAACGAATGGCTTCTTTGTCGTTTTGTGCCGCTCTTCTAGCTACATCAACAAGCTCTTGGTCTGACAGTGTTGGCAGGGTTGTCACGTTAGCGGGAGGGCTGTTTCTGTTAAGCAGCCTACCTATGGTATTTGAGTAACCAAACTTTAAGGCGAAACCCAACGCTTTTAACGCAGGCGGAGCAGCACCGGCTAAGCCTACGTCGGCTTTCCCAAAGTCTCCTCCTAATAAAGTTTGAAGACTTTCGTAACCTGCTTGCATCCCCGCACTTTCTACACCCGAACGAATAAGTCCTCGGCCTTTAAGCAGGGCGAATAGGGCGCCTGAAGACAGTCCGCGTGGGATGTCACTTGCCTCAAAACCCGGCTTGATTACATATTCCTGCCCGTTTACCGAGGACGTTAAAATTTGATTTCCCATCTCATCCATTCGAGAAGTGATGTCAGGAAACTGCTCCTTAATGACATTACTCATTTCTTCAGGGCGGGCCATCATAGTGCCAACAGCTACTTTTGCCTGCTCCGGGAAAACCGTAGACCATGACTGGAACTCGGGCATGCTTTGCCAAGTAGGCAGCCTTTCAATCTCGTCGGTTGTTCTTCGTTCGCCGGTAAAGGTTTCTTTTATACCGCCCAAAAAGCCAACGTCCTCGGTCGGTGCAGGGACAGCCGTAGAGGCAACAGCAGCTCCCTCAGCGTCAAGGGCCTGCTGATACGCCGTCGCAACGGTGTCGAATTCAGGCGTGCCCTTCTTGTCTTCGTTGGCTACGATCCAACCTGCGTAATCTTCAGCAGTATCCGGCATTTTTAATCAACTCCTCGGATAATTGCACTTGCCGCTTCCCTAACGTCGGTAGTAGGACTGAACAACGGCACGTCAGTTAATTCAAACAGCCTCAGGTTTTTCATCGTATCCTCGTCATCTGAATAAACTGACTTAAAGTGGTCTAAGCGTGAGGTATGTTGATTAATTTTGTAATCCGCCGTTTTTTCGAGGGCACCTAAGAGCGTGACAACCTCCTCTTGCGTCATAGTGGCCAAGTCACCTGCGGCAGTTCGTCTAATCAACTTACGCTCGTTTTCTGTGATCTGACCCTGTCCACGCATTGCTTCTGCTGCCTGCAATTCAAATTGAGCAAGGGTACGCATTGCGGTTACTGTATTATTCAGCCGCTCTTGGTCCGTTGCGCCTTCTACGCCAAGAACACTGCCTAATCTATTGACATATAAACGGGCACCGCTTAACGGTCCTGCAAACACAGCGTCTTCCGCTTCTAGTGTAGGCCTGATTAAAGCAATGCTGTTCTTAGTTGACAATGCTCCATTAGCCGCGTTGTAGGAAGCATTAAGCTGATCGCCGGCCAGTTGTCCAACTTTCCCCCCAAGCTTATTTGTACCCATGCTTATGTTAGTGCCTGCAGGCGTCCGACCTCCCGCCAAGAAAGGCTTACCTTTCCCGTCCACGCCCCATGCGCCCGCCTCAGAGTCCAAGCCCATTACGCTAACTTCTTCCGGCGTCAACATTCTTGCTGCAGGTTCTTGTGTGACCACATCCTTATAAATTTCACCCTGACGCTCACCAAGGGCCAAGTTGCGTTCCTGAGCAGCGGTCCTTTCTCCTTGGGCCGCCTGCAGTGCTGCCATCTTAAGCGCTTGCGCTTCTTTGGACATGCCTGCTGCACGCTGACCTATACGGCCGGGCAGTTCACGTGTAGCCCCTGCCAGTCTTGCCGCAGCAGAGCCGCGAAGTGGTTGCCCATCAGGGCCAACATTACCGGCATAGCCGAGCGCAGCTTGACCAATGTCAAACAGCATTTGAGCCTGCGTATCCTTCGGATCGCTACCAAGAAGCTCTTGGTACATAGGCAAGCTTGCATCCATACCTGCCTGTAGGGTAGGCACGGCTTCAGGCTGCTGATTCATTATCGCTTGATAGCGTGCTATGGCCGAGGCCACAACTTCGGGCGGATACGCTCCACTATTAGGGGTAACGCCGCCCAGATCAGAGCCTTTTGGCTCCTCGCTACCGTCTTGAAAATACTGGACCATGCCTCCGTTAGCCATCGCCATAGGCGCAGGTCCTTGGTCCATGGGCAATCCACCAATACCGCCCATCGCAGGTGCAGGACCCGCAGGCATAGGCGGTGGCGCCATTCCGGCCATTTCAGGAGGCATGCCCTGTGGCATTCCCTGAGGCGCAGGCATAGGCGGAGCAGCCGCTTGCTGAGCAAGGACCGACTGCAACAATGTGAGAACACCCTCGGGCGTCTCTTCTGCTTCACGGAATCCAACCAGATCGGCAAGCTCCTCACGGCGCGCGTCAATCGAACGCATGTCTCCGCGAAGGTTATTCATCAGGATTTCAGGCGAGTCAGGCGTGCGCGACATCATCCGAGCCATGTCGGCGTCTTCGCCCTCTTCCCTGTCGTCGTCAGAGATTTCACTCATCAGCTCGTCGATCTCGTCCATAAAGCCGGACATAATGCCGACATTCTCAACTTGATCTTCGTCGACCATCTGTAGCTTATCTTTTTGCATTTTTCCCACCTTAGAATACTTTAGCCGCGCCTGCGGCCGTGGTCAACGCGCCTACTCCCAAGCCTACCGCTGTCTGTAGCGGGCTTGCACTAGGTGCTGTCTGCGAGGTAAGTGCCATTGAAGTGGTTGGTGCGCCACGATAAATGTCTGAAACAAATCCAAGCTGCTGATAAGGCGCCATTGACTCCTGCATCTGGGTAGAGCGGATGGCATCAATTTGAGCCTGCTCATTTTGACGTTCTAGGCCGCCAAGCCCCATCAACACGCCTGTGTCGGCTGCACCGAGTTGCTGTGTAGCCTGACCTAGTGCGCCGTATTGCGTGCCAAGCGAACCCATCTGGCCGCCAAGGCTACCTAATGTGCCTGCCTTGTTGATGTCAACGCCCGCCTGCTGTGCAGTGAGACCGCCGATGCCTTGTCCGAGATTACCGAATTGCATACCCGCCTGACCTAGTGCCTGACCACCGGCTAACTGGCGCTGTTGTTGCTGCTCAAAGTTGCCCATAGCAGCGGCTTGAGCCTGTTGGTAGTTGTTCGCGTAGTCCTGCATGATTCTCTGCTGCATCAGGTCCTGAACACCGCGCTCAGTTTCAGCACGCTGAACACCTTCTCGAGTACCCCCAAAAGCACCGGAACCAACTGCTTGAGCGGCTTGGCCCGTTTGAGCAATATCAGCCTGACGGCGCATCTCACCAAGAGCGTTTTGTGTCACCTGCTCTTGGTACGGGTTCATGTATTGAGTTACAGGGCTAGTATATAGCGACTGCTCCTCTGTTTTATATTGGCCCCGTAACGCCTGGGCTTCGGGGGAATAAGGGTCCATCCCGCTCAATTGTTGAGTAATACTATTTAACCGTTGAACCGTAGGATCAGCCTGCTGTTCTTGTAAACTACTGAATTGTTTTCTTTGGCGAGTAGGATCATACGCCTGAGCAGAACCTAAGATACCGCCGATACCTTGACCGATAACAGGGACTGCGCGACCCATCATATCTTGAGCGGCTTGGTACTGGCTTGCGGTGTCTATTGCACCCGCCGCTAACGCTCCGCGCTGCGTGAGGTCCATGCCTTGAGTGACGCCTTGGGAGGCTGCTTGGATGTAAGGCTCAAACGACCCTACACCTTGCTTGGCAAAGTCAATTCCCTGTAGCTCAGTACCAGAAAGACCTGCGGCCTCAACGGCGGGCAGGGACATTGGCTGATTGTAGAGGTTCTGGGCCTCTTGAAGCAGGCCGAGTTTATAGGCCTCAACTTCTGGGGCCTCACGCACATATTGAGTGCTGTAAGTCATATCAACCATTGGCGCGGCCCTCTAGGTTCTTCATAAGTGCATACATTTTCTTGGCTCCCTTGCGCCGTGATCCGTTGCCCATGTTGCGTACTGCCTTGGCGGTGAATACAAACTCGCCGTCGCTGAGCATTGCGGGGATGTCGTCGGATGTACCAGTGCCCGGCCCGTTTATGGGACCATTCTTGCGCGGGAAGTCAGTCGTGCTGCCTCCCGTTGCGGCACCGTAGGGGCGGTACGTTTGATACGGCGCAGTTTGCGACATGGTATTCACACCGCCAAAGCTCAGGCCGTAACGCTCAGGGTACTGCTCGAGCAGTCGTTGGCCGTGCGCATTCATAAAGTCTTCATAGCCGGGCGGCAGTTGTGGCTGCTCAGGGCTAAACGCTCCGGATAATCCGGCGATGCCCATGCCTGCAGCGGCTAGAGGCATTAGGTTAGAGATTGTATTAGTTGCGTTTGCTTGTATAGCTAAATCGTTAATGGTCTTAGATGCAGTGTTATTTGCTAATTTTGTTTTAAGTAACTCTACATCCCCGCCATAAAATGTATCGGCTATACTCTGCATTTTATTTGCTTTGCTTGCCGCCTGACGGGCGGTCGGGGAAAAGGCGTCTTTTATACTTCCTACCCTTTCGCCCAAGGTCGCATCGGGTCCGAAAGCGTCGCCTATGTTTTCAAAGAAGCCCGGCGCTGCAGTTTGGCTGACTGTAGCTGCTTGACTGCCTGTGCCTCCGGCTGAAATTTCTCTGAGCCTTGCGGCCTGTGAAGCTTGATCAATTGCCGCCCTGTCTAAAGAGGCCACACCGCTTTGAACTGAAGAAGGGGCTGCTGCAATAGGAGTCGCAGGGGGAATAGCTGAACGGGTAAGTGCGGGTCCCTGAGGACCTGCAGCAAAAGATTGCGCCGCGCTAGGCTCGGTCAGCCGAGCTAGTTGTGACGCTTGATCAATTGCCGCTGTGTCTATGCCCGGCATAGGAGTCCCTGCCGCCACTGTTTCTGCCGCTGCCGTGCTTACATCAGGAAGCGCCGAACCTGCTGTCCTGTCTACAGTGGCTATGGAGTCGCTCACCGGAGCACCCGTAGGCGCCGCAGTAGACTTAAATGCGCTTGCTCCTTGGGTCACGCCTTTCACGGCACCGGCAGTTACCGCGCCAATAGCGCCTGCCTTTAGGGAGTCCTTAAGGTTTCCACCTGCAATAAGAGACGAGCCTGCACCGGCAACAAAGCCTTGAGTAGCTGCGATCAGGGCAGGGGCGGCTGTAGTACCAAAAATCCCGGCGGCAGCAGGCCCGGCGACCATGAAGAGCGCCGTACCGATAACGATCTTACCAATCGTCGTGTTGGCAAACTTCTTGATCGTCTTACCGATCTTCTTAAATAGCTTTTTCAAGAAGAACTCAGGCATGCCGGTGGTGGGGTTAGTAGTGCCGCTACCGCCAATACGCCTTAGGATCTGTGCCTCAATGGGGCTAATGTGGGCGACCATCGTGTCGCCGTTACGGCCTGCGTCGGCCATAGCCTGAGCCATTGGGCGGAGGCTTGCGATACCGCCCTTGGCGAAATTCTGTGGGGGAGCCATTGTCTCAGAGGGGCGCATTTGATCAAGCGCAACCTGCAGAGCGCCAAATAGCTGCGCGTCAAACGCCTCTGGCAGAAGCTCTTCGTCTACACCTTGGGCCATGTAACGCTGACGAATAGCCGCGTAGTTGGCGGGGTCAGAAAGCACCTCATCAACCATAGCGTCAAGAAGAGAGATTACCTCTGGCGGTATCTCCATCTCCTCTAATTCACGCCTAAACTCGGAAACGGCAATAGGGTCGGCCTGTTCAGCCGCCATTAGCATTTCGGAGTTAACTTCAGTCGGGGAAACCTGTCCGCGCATCTCGTTGACGGCGGCCATTTCGGCGCTCATATCGCCCATTTGAGCGGGTAGGGGCATCGCTTCTGCCATGATCTTTTCCTTAATTTTTTAAGTAGGACCACACAGGGTCGCGCGCCAAAAGACGCGAAATTACTGCTGATTATCAAGCAATTATCAGTCCCTGTCCACTTCAAGATAGGACAGGTAAAAAGTCACGTCGGCTTCGACTGAAGTAACCTTTAAGACGTTACCTTCTTCTAAAATGCATGGAACACCTGCGAACACGTCAACGCTTGCACTTTGAGCTAATGCTTGCTCATGATACAAATAGCCTACTGCACCGCCCGATGTTTCGTACTGACTTACCGTAATATCCGACGGACTGCTAGAGGCATTGGTCACCCTTAGCGACTTAATAATCGCTGTATTTGCAGCAGGAACGGTGTAAATCGTTGTCTCGGTCGCCGCTGCAGGGATAAGTCGCTGATGGAAATATTTATCTGCCACGGCTAAGTACCCTCAAACCACGCGCGGGCATTACTCTTCTGCTGAGTAGTAATCGGCGTGTAGCTGCTGTTTAACTGCAAAATGATCTGCTCGAGCGATCTAACCAGTTGGTCAAACTGCTGCGGGTTGTAGTCGCCCAACGCTGCGTTAGGGAGTCGGACGTTCTGTATCTTGCTCATCGCAGGCCATCCGGTTGTATGTCAACGCGCAGGGTTCCGTAGCGCCAGTTGGTGTCTACGCCGGAGCTGTCTATCTTAATCGCTATCTGCCTGCCACGTGCTCGCGTGTCCACTTTTTGCGTTCCCGGTGCTATGACATACGGGTCCAAAGAGCTTGGGCTTGCAGAAGCCTGCGGGTAGGGGCGGAGCAAGAGGTTAACCGTGAGGTTGCCCTGCTGATCTTTAAAGTCAGGGATAAACTTCCGCATAAGCAGCATGTTATCCCCTTCGCCCATGTCAAAATAACCTGACTCAAGAGAGGCTGTTATGCCCGTGCCGTCGGCCTGATTGACGCCTGATTCTTGGTTATAGACCACGGTGCGACCTGCAGTAAGGCCGTATATAGTGCTTGGCGATGTCGCAGTGCTGTCGACTAGCTGCTCTGTACCAACAGGGAGGTTAAATGTGCCTACATCCTGCCACGCGGTGCGAGCTAAACTGCCTATTGACCAGACGTTTTCAAGGTAATTATAGGTCACACTACGGTCTATAGAGTCAGACGTGAAACTACAGTAGAACCACGTAATCTCGTTGTAATCCGTGTTTAATCCGGCAAAGACCTTACGGCCTTGGACGAGGTTTAAGTCTTTAAAGACGTAGTCTTGCACGGTGCAGGGTATCTTCTTGACCGTACCGTCAAACACATAGAAAGCCTCAGGTCCCATCCACATGGCTAGGCCATTCACGTCCAGAGCACAGTGTGGCCCCAAAGCCCCGCAGTTGCTCGCAAGCTGTTGAAAGCCAAAGGTGTAAGGAGGACCGATATATTGCATGCCGTGCAAGGAGGTGTCGGTTAAAATAAGTATCTGGCCGCGTGAGCGCACGGCGGTCATAATCCTGTTCCCGTCCGAGAGGCGTTGCCCGCCTGCCGTGTTAGTGACCGATTCCGCAAATTCGTTAATGTTTTCTTGGTCAGAGAACCGAACGAACAAGGGGTCTTGTGTGGTTGGATCGCCTACCGTGGTCTCCGTGCCTAAGCACACCAAATGCCTGTCTGGGCTAGAGATTAGGGCAAAAGTACTGGCGCTAGGCGCCCCGCTAATTGCAGTGGCTCGCGTGTCTATGCCGGAGGCAGGGTTCCAATTGAATATCTGACCGTCCACAAGCTGCAGGATAAGGACCTGCCCAAAGTTGTCAAACTTCCAACTTCTAGAGAAAAGAGAGACCTCTGTGCTAGACGTTCTTTCTGTGCCCCAAGTTTCCGCGCCCCACGTTCCACTGCCAAATCCAAAGTCGAACAGGCTGACATCAGAACCTGCGGTTATTTGATATTCGCCTACTACCGAAGCTCCGCCGTTGCCTGTATCAGAACCGTTTGCGTTAACAGGGGCTGTGATAGTGTAGGTAGAGGAGTTAGTGACTTCGGTTATTTGATACTCAGAATTCAGAATGTCAGCAGTGATTGCGCCACCTAAACTGACTGCCCCGCTAAACGTGACAAAATCACCCTCGACCGCGCCATGAGCGGCGTCGGTTACGGTAAGTGTCGGGGAGCCTGAAGAGGCTGCAAACGTAACGTCGCCTGCTGTAGTCGTGGCCCTCAAAGGTGTTATATCAGACCAGACTCCGCCATTTGAAACGTAGACTTTACGGTCCGTACCAATAGCTAGATAAGGGCTTCCGGCTAGATTATTCCACGAAAAAACATCGGTTGCATTGCCGACAAGGTAAGCAGCAGTTCCATTGAAATAGGTCCACCCACCTATCTTTTCTGGCAAGCCAAAACGAAAGCGCACGTTATCACAATTCGTCCACCCCCCTTCCGCACCGTATTCGGTGTTCTGCTTGTCGATGCCGGGCTTTAATGCCAATCGGAAATAAGCCATACGCGGTTACCAATCTCGTTACAAGTATTTGCCCGTCTCGATCATAGATGCGAGTTCATGGCTGCGACCCTTCACGTCTCGACTCCATTTTGAATCAAGGAATTCTTTTGCTGCGAGGGTATAGTCGGCTGATTCCATAGCCGATAGCGCGTTTTTAAAGCCGCGAAGGCGCGTGGCACCAAGGTTAAAACTGATGTCTATAATAGCATCTTTTCGTACGTCATCAAGGTCGGTAAACCACGGATATTCCGAGGAAAGTTCCTTAATAACGCGCGCGATGTCGTTCTCTAGCAGGTAATCGACTTCATCATCGAACAGGCCCATACCGGTGTTAGATATATTTCGCCCCACACCAATGGTTTCGTACCCAGCAGAACACAAATAAACGTGGGACCTTACGCCCTCATGGCGCTTGAGCATTTCAA